CAACGCCCATAACTGATAGTTACCAGAATTCGCACTGTCCTGAAAAAGCAGCGTATCGCCACTAGCAACATGCGTTAGCCAGCGGTCGTAATCCAAAGCGTCAAACGTCAAATGGCTGAAGATCAGATGTGTAGCAGAGGTCTGCGTGGCGTTGTTCCATAGCAGCATGCCATCGCCAGGATATCCGCTCGTCGCGGCTGTGCTGGCCTGATAAATCCACAACGCTCCAGCCGAGTTATCTCCGCCCCCAACGGCTCCGACTAGCTCAAAGTCAGGCACACTGCTGGTTACTACACCAAGAACGGCCCCGGAAAGAATCTCGCCGCCAATCAGTGGCAGCCCTCGATAAACGATGGGCAACGGGCCGGCGCCTAAATCCAGTGTGGCCGGACCAGTATTGCCACCCCCGAAGGCTATCGTATAGGTAACCCGCGGCGTGTACGACGTGACCGCAGGCGTCAAAGCCGCAATGTAAGTATTGGCAACGCTCGCTATGGCGGCGGCGGATTTGCTGATAATCAGGGCCGTTGGGTTAGGGTAAGACCCCGTCAGGTCGCCACCAGCGGCACCCGTGGCTCCGCCCCCGCCTGTCCCGCCAGCAAACGCTACATTCCTAACGCCTAAACTCGGCGTCGTGACGACTATCGGGAAAGTACCCGTTACATCGGTGACAGGTCCGCCCTGCTGGTTCAGCTGCTCCAGTCGTTCTATTCGGGTTCTGTCGCGGCCCATTACAGAATCTGAACCCGCGTCACGCCATGCGTGAAGTATAGATGCGTCCCGTCATACTCAAACGCGCCGTCTTCCGGCGTCCCTAGAACTGTGCCAGAGGTCAACTTGAGCGGCGCTGATCCTGCGGACGCTGTGCCAGCCGGTAAATGCACTCTTGCGGTCGGTGCTTTGGTGTAGAAGCCAATATTGCCACTGCTTACCGTCGTTGCCGTTGCGGTATTGCTGACGCCATATATGGCATTCTGGACGACCAACTGCCCGCTCGCAGTTCCGTCTGGAACCTGCACCAGATAGCCAATGCCCACGTTCTGCGAACCCGTTGATATTGCTGTCACCGCCCCAGAACCTACCGCAACATTGTCACTTCCGGTTGTTGTAAGGCTCAGTGAGTTGAACCCCACGGCAGTATTGTTAGAGCCTGTCGTCAGGATGTGGCAGGAGGCCGCGCCAATCGAAACATTCTGCGCGCCAGTTGTTGCATCGAGCATTGCTGCAACGCCCAAGGCACAGTTGGATGCAGCGGTAGTCGCTGCGTTCAGCGCGTTATTGCCAATCCCGACATTGCTGATTCCTGTCAGGGTGAAGTTTCCAGCACCAGAACCGATGAAAAGGTTCCCGGTGCCATAGGCCTGAAAGTAGGTCACGCCACCAATGTTGATGATGCCGCTAGTGGAATTAACCGTGCCGGAAAGGCTCAATAGCGTGACGGTATTGCTGCCATCCTTGTTGACACATTGATTGACGCCCTGCGCTACATCGTAATCGTGCGTGTCATGATGCGCGGACGTGATGAGCGTTCCGGCGTTCTTGTCGGAATTCCAGATCGTGGCTCCGGTGTAGACGCCATTGGTTTGCGTGAATACCCCACCTGACCACGGCATTAGATTTGCTCCTTCACTGGTTAGCCTGCTTGCTGATGAAATTGGTGGAATACCAGATCAACTGGTTCACTGCGTTCTGGTAGCGGAAAGATAGTGCGAGATTCACCCCGAAACTCGATACGCTGTATTTGCTCAACTTTGCATCGGGGTTGTCGGGATTCATGTTGTCAGAACCTGCCCAAGCATCCTGATCCCACGGCGACACATCCCACTTGCCCGCGTTGAATTCGATGGCCGTTCTTACGGGAGGCAAATTGGCAGAACGGAAGTCCTGAATGATATTCACGCTGGCATAGGCCGGATACTGCATGGTCGTGACCAGTTCCACCGCCGTCAGTTGTGACCGCATACCGGGGCTATTGAACTTCTGCGGAGCCTGTATTCCGTTATGGAATATTGGCACTCCGTCATCGCTGTAGCCGTTCCGTCCGGTATCGGCTGTATTCGTGTCTGCGAGGATGATTGTCCCGTCATTGGTCCCGAAGTACAGCCGGTCATTGAAGATGCCGAATGTACGGGCATTCCAGCTTTGGAACCTGCACCAACTGCCAGTGTTCGTGTTCTGCACGTACTGTTCAAACTGACTAGAGGTAATCGGGATATTCACGAGGAACATGTTTCCCCGCGGGTAGTAGATGCACTCCCAACCGAAATTCCCCTGATAAAGGTTTGCTGCAGAGTTTGCCGCCCGGATGATCTTGCCGCCGAAGGTCGTCAACTCTTGAGAGCGCTGGTTGACGATTGCCTCATCCATCGTCAGGAAACCGTCAGTAGTTAAGACTATTTCCGCACTCGCCAGCTTGCCGTGACTCCGCGTCGATAGCGGGACGCCCACAGAGAAACGACCCACCAGCGACCAAGTGAGGATATTGCTAGGATCGGTACCCTGATAAACCAGACATTCCCCATTGCTGGAAATAATCGCACAAAGGTCATCGACGCCATCTCCGTTGTCGCGGGACCAAGTAGTGATCATCACCACATAGCCGCCGCGGTAGAACACGAACTCTAGTGGGAAATAGAACAGATTTCCTTGGAAAGCCCCCGCAGCCGCATACCAGAATCCGGCTCTGCGGTATTCAATGTAGAACGCCCTGCCCTTGAAGTTCGTCACGGCGAACAGGTTCTTTCCAGTATTGTCACTCGTTGGGATGGCTCCTGAAGGAGTAACGCTTCCATCATCGGTAAACGTCAGGACGGTCGGGGCCAATCCCGAGGGCGTCATAATCAGTTCGCCGGCTGGAGTTCTTCCGCCAACGTAATAAAGCAGCGGATTCGATGATGCCGTCCAATCTACCTGCACGCCGCCTGTGGTCGTGTTGGTGGTCGGCAAAGCCCCGTCAGGAACGATAGAGCCATTGTCCGAAAAAGTCAGGGTTGACCCGCCCGTAATTTCCGCAATGAAAAGCTCAGCACCCATGGCGCGGCCATATAACCTATACCCATCTGCTCCCGCAACCGGCGACCAGACAAAGGCAATACGAGTGCCGCCTGCGATCAGATGAACATGGAATTCTGCCGATGGTGCGGTGCCGCCAACGCTATTAAAGGCCGTTAGCTTGTAATAGTAATCCCCTGCACTCAAGCCCGGCGATTCCGTGCCATAGAATGGCGTTGCGCTCAATATTGTCGGGCTGGATATTGCCGCAGGAACGACAATGGTCTGCTCTACCGATGGAGCCGTATGGCTGTTCGTATAGGTAGACCAAACGACATAGCCATAAGTACCCGGAGCCAGAGTCCCAGGAACCAGCGTCAGCGTTACCGTCGGAACGCCCGGAAGTGAGATTGCCGAAGGCGTCAGGGTTGAGCCGTCATAGACCTGCGGCCCATCCGCACCATTCAGCATCACCATATTGTTGTTGAAATGGGCGTACTGCCACTGGTCCGAGGTGAACCCGCTTCCAAGGCTTACTGGGGTGGTCAGGTCCGTTACGTTCCACACATGCCCATTACAGGCCGCCAGAAGGGCTACAGCGGTCGTGGAGGTATAGGGCATCAACGTATCGACCGGATGCCCCGCGGCCACGGTGAGCTTGGTGAGGCTGCCTCCGCGGCCATACAGAGCACCGGGTTGGGGAAACCAGTTGATCAGTTCAATGGCATCCGTAGGCGGAATGGCGTCCAGAGGATCTCTGGCGTTCCATCCGCCCAAGGGGGCTGGTGTGGAGGTAACGCTCACGGGGTCGGTGCCCAAAGGTTCGCATAGGGCTGGCCCGTAACCGTTTCACGGTTCGGGACAATGCTGGAGTTACCCGTCTGACGCGCCCTGACCGTATTTCTGCGGTTAGCGGCATCTTGAAGTGCTACCTGCCAATCCGGCAGTCCCTTTTCCTGCTTGAAGCGCCATTTGACTTCCAGTTGAAACAGCCGGTCATCGAGACGCCACTGATCCCCGTCATTGGTGAAACTGCTCTGCATGACTACCGTTCCAGCCCCGAGAATAGCCCCATTGGAGAAATACTCGGCATTGATAGTCGCCCCCGCGGTGGGGTTGATGATATGCAGTTCATTGCCGTAGATTCTGGCTCTTACGGGGAGCGAGGCAATTCCGCTGATGGATGTCAGCATGGCCCAGACCTCTGGCGTTGTCGGCAGGTCTACCTGATCCCACCGCCCATGCTGGTACATCGTATT